CGGTCTTGCCATCGATGACGAAACGGAAGCCGCCGATCTCGGCTGGGTCCATGGTGCCTGCGCGAAGCTCGACGACTGAGAAGTCTTCGGGTTCGATGTTGTTCTGCTCGCGTATGATCTCTGCCGCCTGATACACCGCCTGGGATTTGCCGAGGCCCGGCGCACCGAGCAGCATGGGCACCAGTCGTTTCGGCTGGGCAATCATAGTGGGGTAGATTTCTACGAGGGTGTCGATAGCGTGCTTTAATGAAGACATGATGTTTTCTCCAGGTTGATGAGTGAAAGGCGGGGTTCATCCCCCGCTTAGATTTTTTAGAACATGAACATGGATCGCTTCCATGCAGCGTGCTGACGCAAGGCATCCATCGACGTGTCGATGTCTGGGTGGTCAGCGTTGTTGGCGCGGAGGTTACGCAGCAACCAGTCGACGTTCCGGGGGTTGTCGATGTCCCGGCGTTCCTTGGGGATGTCCAGGTTGACGAGGTTGTCCAGTCGCATTCTCAGTATCGTGTTTGGGTGCAGTTCCTTGCTGTCCATGACGGCTCTCCAGTTGATGAATGAAAAGGGGGGCGGTGCCCCCCAGGCCTAGACGTGGATATCAATGATATCCCGCAGGCTTTGATTGGCTCGGAACGTGTGGCCCATCTTGTCTTCGAGTGCGACGTAGCGAGCCGCCAGTTCCGGGCGAAGGCGTGCCCCGACCCGCAGGTCGTTGTCGGAGGCGAGCACGCAGAACACACAGCTAAGTCGCGTGTTCCCCTCGGCGTAGACTGGGTGCGGCTGCTGACCCGACTGGGCGATGATCCTGAAGACCTCTTCGGTGGTCAGATCATGGATGGGTGAGAACTCGAACCATTCTCTCGACTGGGTGCAGTTGCGTGCGACCCTGGCCCAGGTGGGCCGCTTGGCTCGGGATGCACTCTCTTCGGCGCGGAAGCCGAAGCAGGAGATCACATCCCGGCGTCCGCTCTCGCGGAGCAGTCGACGAATGACCTTTTCGCATGGTCCCCGCTTGAGGTCCGAGGTGCAGTACCGTTGCGCGGCACTGGGCCACTTGCCCCGGCGTTCGATGGCGTCAAGCAGTGTCTTGGCCGAGCCGTCCTTCCAGACTGGCTCCGCGATGTGCAGTGGGTGTTCAATGTTGTCGATGATGTGATCCTGGACGCCCAGGTGCTCGACACCGTCACCGAGATCGGCGTGCACTACAACGATCTGGTCGGCGGGTACTAGGGACTTGATGACGGCATACATGGCTTGGCTGTCTTTGCCGCCCGAGTGGTTGACGACTACCAGGGCACCGTCCTGCACGCGACTGGTGAACTCGGCGTAGTGATCAAGGGTGGTCTGTGTGTGAAGCATTTGATGTTCCTTATGGTGGTGAATGAAAAGCGGACTGGAGTGATCCGCTCGGCCCCAGCGTTCGGGCCCGTCGACCATCACCCGGTTGGGCGGCAGGTCGAAGTTTACTCCGGTGGCCGGAGGCGGGGTTGTTACCCATCACCCGAGCCAGTGTCTTACTGGCGGCGCAGCTACTAGCTGGCTCGGAGGTTGGTTCCCTTCAGACCTGCCGTGTCGCATCACTGCGATACTTGGGCCCTGCTGCTCTCCCAGGTGTGGACCCTGGAAGCGGGGGGCAGCGGTGGTCTCCGCTGTCTTCGGAGAGGCATGGGCCTCCCCTCAGTCGCTGCTAACGAAGCAACGACTGAACGGACATAATACACAATGTCAAGTATACCACAAGACCTATTTGACACATTGATGTCTGTGTCTGGACACGCCCATTCAGGTCTCTTGTGCCGACTGGGTGCAGCCATATATTGAGACGTGCGCCGGTCGGAAATCTTACAGCGCGGCGCGGCGTCCAGTGAGCGAAGCGAACAGCATATTGCATCGGAGACCATACAGAATGACCAAGAGCAAACTAACCCTGGTAGAGGGTGGCAAGGGGGCGAAGACAAAGTCGAAGACCCTGACTGGTAAACAACTCTGCTTCGTTGACCAGATCGTCTCTGGCCAGTCACAGACAGAAGCCTACAAGCATTGCTACAACACGTCCCGCATGTCCGCACCGACGATCCATAGCCGAGCCTACGAGCTAAGGCATGACGGTGAGATCGCGGGTAGAATAGAAACCGAGTTGGCCCGGCTGAGGGATCAGAAGCGCCTGTCGCACTCCAAGCGATACGACCTCGTCTGTGAGCGGCTCCTGGAGGAAACGAGCCCGGACCTGCGTGACGACAGTACCCAGGCCGGGCGCGTGGCCGCGCTGCGTGCCCTCGGTTCCATCAGCATGACCGACGGGCCGAGCATGTTCGTTGAACGTGTCAGCACTGAGGGCTCTGAGCGTTCAAGCGAAGACGTGCTGGCCGAGCTACGCCTGAAGCTTGCCAGCCTGGACCGGGCGTAGCCTGTCAGGTGACAGTTGACAGGGGGGGGTATCCCGTCCCGGCCCCTGACCGTGCCCAGTCGGGAACGCCGAGCGATAGCGAGCGGAGCGAGCAGCAGCCTGATCGGATGGGGCGCGAAGACATGACCGAGATGTCCTGGCCGAGATGACCGACCGACCTGACTGACCGAGCTTGGCCCCTCCCTTGAGGCCCACTATGTCTGGGCCCGGACAGGTGACCCCACCCCCCTCTTGAGCTTGGCAGGTACTCCGCCCCTCCCCCCCACGCTATTCCACATGAACAATCCCATGGGTCCCATATGGGGGGCACCATTACCTATGTATGGTAAATGTTAAGGACGTTTATGGGTCCTGGTGGTATTTGCGCCTATACTTATCCCTTGCTTTCGCATGGGCGTCCCAAAAGGCTTGATCTATTTGTCGGAACCAGAGCCCCAGTTGCCGACATAGGCGGTATCGCCATAAGAGCGCGAGTCGCATCCGCACCTGCCAAATTGTTGGGGAAGCCTTTATTATACCAAAGTGGTTAAAAAAAGCTATTGCATAGTGTACCATGTATATGATACGCCATAATGATACATGATTATACAGGGAGCGGACTATGAAGCTTACGCACCGACGGGTTAAGCTGGATGAGATGGCCAGCTTTGTTAAGGAACATCACAGACACACGGCTCCTCTACGAAGACATATGTTTTCCATTGGGGCTTATGAGGACTGGTGTAACCCTTATGATCTTTTTGGAGTGGCCACGGTCGACAACTGTTCATCGGCTTGGTCGAAGAGGGCCGACCATACGGAGCTACGCAGGTTGTGCACCCGGCCAGGGGCCCCGCCTAATGTGGCCAGTTATCTTTTGGGGCAGGTGAAGAAGGCTGTATGGGGAATGGGGTACAGGGTACTGGTGACGTACACCCAGCCATATGAGAACGGGCGGTCCCTGTTGGCTTCTGGGTTTCATGCTCAGAAGGCTCGGGCAATGTTTTCCATTCGCGTTCCCAATACGACCCGCGCCTGTATCCACGGAGGTCTGGTGCAGTGGGTAGCCGTGAGGGGGCGACAGCCTGACGAGCGGGAGCGAGCACAGACAAAGAAGTTTCTTGCCGAGACCAATGAGGCCTACGACCGGGAAAGAAGAAAGCTGGCCACCGAGGGGTTCGATTTGTTTCCAACCCGTGAGGCGATGCGTCATGGATGAACGCGAGCGCCAGAACATCATTGATCATCTAAGGATGTTGGAGCAGCAGAAGGTCAGCATCTACCACTTCCTTCAGCAACTGCATACCATCATAGAGGAGATGAACCTCATGTATGACGCTATTGAGGAATACCTCATGGTGATACGTGCAGAGGTTGGGGAGGAAGAGGTGAAAGAGGCACGGGATAATATCGTGCCCCTCTTCCACAGGAACACTGACGAGCCAGGGGAGAGTGCGTGATGGATGCTGAGATTATTGTTGAGGAGCGTAAGCAGACCCACGGCGATGCACATGAGACGTTTCGTTTAGCGGGTAGGCTGACAACGGAATTGGTTATGGCGAAAGACGGGATTCTCATAACGCCCCATGAGTTTGCTCTGATTAATATCCAGCACAAGATTGCCCGCATTGTTTGCGGGAACTTCCACCCAGATCACTGGGATGACATCATTGGCTATGCCCTGCTTGGGAAGGAAGAGCACAAGAAAGCGAGCGAGGAGGAATAATGGAATACGCAACCGCCGCATTGTCTGTGCTGAAGTTTCTCTTTGATCTTTCTGTTGCCGACCTGGGGAAACCCCAGTGGGTAGAGGGAAAGGGGGAGTATGCAATTACCCGTGAGATCTCGGAAAGAGAAGCGTGTGCACGCTCCGAGAAACAAGCGAAGCTTAATGCCCTGCGTAAAGCAGGCGGGGAACGCATCTCCTCCGACACCCTCATGTCATGCACCGATGAAGACTGTCCCATCACCCAGTTCACCTGGAACGCCTTTGATGGGCTCATCAAGGACATCAAGGACAAGACCGTCACTGTCGAGGGTAGTGTTTGTTACACATCGTTACAAGCGTATGTGGATAACGGCCAAGGCAAGTCGGACCCAGACTTCGATCTGGCTGTACACATGGACAAGGTCTTCGAGCATGGGGACTACATGGAGATCAAGGTTCAGACAACGCAGACTATGTACGTTAATATTTTTAACTGGAACCCCTACGCCAAGAAAGACAAGCAGGTGGTTAAGGTGTTCCCGAATACCTACGAACCCAGTTATCGAATAGCATCCGAGAAGATCATCCCCAGTGGGAAGTATCATCTCAGGGTTGACCATCCAAACGTCGAGGGGGATGCCAGTGAATATCTTCATGTACTGGCAACAAGGAAACCGATCCGCTTCCTCGACACCTACGCACTGGAGAAGTTCCATGCGCGGGTACTGGAAATACCAAAGCAGGATCGGCGTTATATTCGCAAACCATATAGGATAGTGAGATGACACAGACAAAGGAAATACTTGCCGCTCTGAAGAGTGGGCGAAGGCTGACCCAGTATCAGGCTCTCCAGGAGTTTGGCTGCATGAGACTTGCTGCTCGCATTGCGGACATACGAGGGATGGGTGTCGACGTGAAGACCGATACCATTGTCGTGGGTAACAAAAGGAAAAAGGTTGCCATGTATTATATTCCTCCTGCGGACACCAACCTGTTCGGAGAGGCGATATGAATATCGTATTAGGATTGGCAGTCTATGTGGCCATGTCATTCGCCATCAGCGCATTGACAGGATGTGCCGCGCCCAAGCCGGGAACGCCCGAAGCTCGGGCCGTGGCCGTAGAGAAAGAGGAAAAGAAGAAAGAGGAACAGGTGACACATACGCTCAGTATTACACCCGACTGGTTCCTCGACCTGCCCCAGTCCGATAATGCTATCTACGCATCAGGGACAGGGGTGTCGCCCAGCCTGCAACTCTCTATGGACAAGGGCGTACTGAACGCGAAGCGAACACTGGCAGACAGATTGCAGGGGCTGCTGAGTTCTCGGTCGAAGTTATTTGTGGTCGAGCAGGGCCAAGGTGAGGCTACAGTGGCCACAACGGAGTCCGAGCAGGTTACGAGCAACCTGATCGCTGAAGTGAATGTGGGGGGCTATACGGTCAAGGAGAGCGAAACCTTTTCAGAAGGCCCGCGCTACAGATCGTTTGTTCTCCTTGAATATCCAGTGGGGAAGCTGAACCGTGTCCAGATAGACACCTTGCGGAAGCAGCAGAATGCTGCAAGCGAAGACAAGGCCAAGGATGCACACCGTAAACTCGAAGCCT